AGCTGTATAACCTTCACTCATAAAAATTGTACCTTCTAAATAGTATTCTTTAAGCCCTGCTGGATTTTGTAGTAGAACATCATATTTTAAAATATCAGGAGTAAATGTAGCAGTTTGAGTATCAGTAAGACTAATACTTACAGATCCAGCAGATCTATCGGTATAAGACACAGAAAAATCAGCATATTTTGTGGTGCGTGTTTCTTCCCAAACCTGTGCAGCCACAGTAAATCCAGTTAAATTAATTGCAGCATTATTAGAATCCTTAAAAATAAGCGGTATTGTATGATCCGATCTTCGCTGGAGCGTAAAATTATATATTCCAGGTTCGATTGCCATTTAACTTGACCAAGATGAAGGAGTGCCGTATCCAATTGTAGGGGTTCTTTGTTGTATTATTTTGTTTTTTAATTTAGTTTCAATTTCTGTCACTATTTCATCTGTTAAATCAGTTTTAACCCAACCAATAACTTGAGATTTTGTAAGATCTTCAAAGGGTGTAAAACTATCGCCTTTTTCAAACCCCTGAGATCCATTCATCTGAGATTCATAATTATCAGATGATACACATTTTACGCACCAGTTAACAGCAGTCACAAGACCTTTATCTGGATCATTTAAGTTGTACCTTAATGCACTACCTGTTGTATCAAAATCCCAAGTATAGGTGTAGGTTGGATCAGCCATGTAAAGGTTCAGTTACGGTGTCTGGTTTTGGCATCATTTCTTTTACAGCATCTTCTTTGCCTTGTAGATAATATAATTCAGCTTCACAGTTTTTTGCTGCTAACTGAGCTTGCTGTAGATTTGTTTGTAATTGCTGTCTTTTTTCAGCAATTTCTTTTAATTTCTTTTCGTGATCCATAAAAAAAGATATTTAAAGTAAATATAGCTTGAAAACAAGTATAAGTCTATTTAGATTCTAGAGTTTCTACTCTGGCAATAAGTTCCTGTAACGCTGCCACCGTAACAGTTATTAATCTTGTTGGAGCAAGTTGTTGCATTTTTTCTCCATCTTTTTCTCCTGTAACCGCCTCTGGACAGGTTTCAACTACTTCATGTGCTAAAAATCCATCATAAGTACGATAAGAGGTAGGGTGCTCTTCTTTAGCTTTTATAAAATTAAATCTTTTTGGTTTTAACTTTTTTAATCTTTCAATACCATCAGTTATATCTACTATATTCTCTTTAAGTCTATAATCTGAGTTTTGGTTAAAGTCAACACCTGACCCATCACTTTGAAGTTTTATACTGCCTTCTTCCGTACCTGATTTCCTAAATATTACAAATTCTGAACTTGCTGAAGCATTACTATTTAATTGCAATGTTGGACTAGCATTAGCTCTACTTATATACAGACAATTAGCAGTTTCAAAAGCAAAACCTGTTGTTGTGTTGAGTAAACCTGGTGTACTTGAAGTGTCTTGATTTATTCTTATATGGCCTTGACTTTGAATTACCATTCTTGATGAGCCATTAACATTAAACTTCATTTTTGTGGCTTCAGCATTTTCAAAAATTGAGTTACTATTTGAATCAACACCTATAAATGTTCCGTCTGCTGCTCCGTTTTGAGAACCTGTTGTAAACTGTGCTTTGCAATTAGAGCTAGCTCTATGTCCTCTAAATACAATTTCAACAGGATTCCAACTGCCAACCGCACCAGGAGTACCAGTAAAAAATACTCCAACATTATCTAAAAAGGCTCTTAAAGTAGTACCCCCATAAAAAGCAAAACGATTTGCCTGAGTGGAATGTGCTCCTCCATACAAGATTATATTTGCACCAGCAGAAACAGAACTACCGCCTGATAATCTTAGTGTGCTTGTATTGTTTTCTCTAAAAATCTCATGAATTTTACTAAATGTTGTAACTCCTGAGTTTGTGCCGAAATCATCTTGCGTTAATAAAGTACTATTTTGATGAGGAATATTTATAGTTTTAGAACCCTGACCAGCACCAGTTGATTGACGTTGCAACACTAAATCACCGTTACTATTATCAAAAGTTATTTTTCTACCGTTAACAATTTCTATTCCATTACCGTCCATAGAAAAAGTTCTAACGCCATTCACTGTTAAATCAATACTGGATGACGCATTTTCAGTATAAAAACCTGTATTTGAATCTCCAAAATTTACAGCAGGAGCAGATGCGGATTGACTATCTCGTGTAAGAGTTAATGGTCCTGTCATTGTCGCACCAGTGGCAGACAGTAAACCTAAATTTGCAGTTGTTATATTGCCTATTGTTGTAATATCACTTGTACCCGTTCCATGTTTTATTTTTAAATTATTACCATCAAGAAACATAGTTCCAGTTGTGGCATAAGAAGGTGTGCCTGAACCAGAGTTAGTTGATAGTACAGCAGCAAAAACAGCATTTAAGTCTGCTAAAACCTGGGCTCCCGTTCCATCGTCAATAGTATAATCTTGTCTTGCCATTTTAAGTTCTGTTTTTCATATTCTACACGCCTTTCCCAAAACCACTAGCAGTATATGAAAAAGTTCGAGTTACATTAGCAGTATTGTTATCTTTATCTTTGATAGTTAAGGTAAATTGTGTTCCTGATATATTAGTTATCTGCACAGTTTCAGCAAACAATAATCCAGTTACAGAAACTCCAACTGAAGGATTGAAAGTTCCACCACTAAATCCCGATCCTCCTGTAAAGAAAGGCGAAAGAAAAGTAACCGTTTTAGTTCCACCACTTGTTTGAAGTAAGTTATTATTTGCATCTCTGTCAGAAACTTCAATTCTCTGGTCAAAAAGTAATTTATAACCAGCTTCTATAACATGAATATTTTGGTTTGGATCGGTAGAAGATAGTTCTAAACTAAATTTTAAAAATCTTGTTGTAAAAATACCACTGGCAAAAGGCACCGCAGTACTAAAACTACTGTCTGCATTTTGTTTTGTCTGCACTAATATCTTACAGTCTACGAAATCTGCATTAGGACCACTAAAATTACCATCAGTTGCATAATTAGCCCAAGTAACACCGTTTGGCGGGCCAGTGATAAGTTGTGTAATGTTTGAATTTGCAATATCACCTACTGTTGTCAGTATTCTGTCTACTGACACAGCAAAATCAGCACCTAAATCTACATCATTAGCAAATGTATAGGAACCAGTAGAGTTTGTACTCGTTAGGCGTAACTTATTAGTTTCAAAAACAGTAACGCCACTTTTAACTGAACTATTGAAATTATTATTTTCTTCTTCATGAATTTCAGCTATTTTCTTCGGTATGCTGTCTGGTTTTGTAATTAATACTGAAGTTGCAATTTTACTAAATCTTCCTCCATCATCTGCAAATTTCAACAAATACTCGCCAGTAAAAGCTGGTACAACAACTTCAGTACTAGCACCAGAGATTGCGTCAATTAGATTAGCTGAATTATTCCACGTTCCAGAGCCATCTGTTTTACTGTTGTGCTTTATATAAACAAAACCACCATGTATTACATCAAGAGAAGTTGATCTATTCCATCTTAATCTAATATTTTTATCATCTACAGGCTCAAATGTTAAGCCCGATACGTTTTCTGGTATTTCTGATAAGCCAGCAGCATCAAATGTAGTTCTTACGAAACTACTTGACATAGTTCCCAAAGCATTAAAAGTATAAATTCTAAACTCGTATTTTCCTTGTTGACTATTTTCTATAGTAAAGTCAGGTCTAAAAACAATTTGAGTAGTAAAGTTACCGTTATTAAGCCTGTACTGAACTTGATATTGTGTTACACCAGTAACCGTAGGCCAAGATATAGTTAAAAAGTTAACTGCTTTATTCCTAACAACAACTATCCTTTCATCTACTGTTGGGTTTGTAGCTGGCAAAGAGGGTGGGTCATTTATTACAGATATTTTTCTTGGTGGCAATGCGGTGCCATCTTCGATATTTGCGTATTTACCATCATTATATTTAATTGCAGTAATCGCATAGTTAATATCATCTTGTTCTTCTATAGTTATAACTCTAAATTTCTGAGGTTTTAAATTCGTACTTTCAGCAATCCAGATAGTGTTTGGGTTAACTTTTTTAGTTGAAGTATCCGTAAAAGCACTTGTAACTTTAATTTGTTTATTATTTGTTTGCTGTAATGTATTGGTTTCGGTTAAGTCTATATCTTTCTGCTCAACAGTGCCATCAGACATTATTACACTTATTTTTTGATCTGTTCCAGCTAATTGAGACATTAAAGTAGTTGTATCATCAACTGTTAATACAGTGTTGTCATCACTTATAGAATTTACTCTTCCACCAGCCCTTTGTAGAGATTTAACTGGATCGTTAATTTCAATCACTGTTCCTGGCCTAACGATAGAACCTGCATCTATTGAAGTTGAAAAACTTACAACTTCTGATTCCTCTTCCTCCGCAAATACAATGGCCTTTGCTAATCTCAAAGCCTGTTTTTCAGAAGTACACCCAAATGCTTTAACAGTTTTTTCTATTAATCCAAATTTATTTCTACGATCAATCTGAACTTGATCTGTTTCGCTTAAACCATAAACAGCATAATCAATCTCTCTTGTCTCATTGTTAAAGAAACTTACTTTTATTACTGTGTGCCTTTGCTTAGAACTCGCACCAGAATAATTAAAACCAGCTTCAGTGACATTAGCAAGGTTAAATAGGTAAGAAGCATCAGTTGGTCTGTCTTGTGTGATAGTAAGAGCACCGCTTGACCAAATAGGCATACATCTCATTACCCCTGCCAATTCGTTTATTAATTTAAAAGCATCATTACTATTTTGAATATTGACATTGCAACTAAACCGAGCTTCTTCTTCTACTATTTCATTTGCATATCTACTGGCAGCTACAAAACTTTGTATATCTAAAACTGTAGACGTTCCATTTGATGTAAAAGTATTATCAGGATCTAAAAAAGCTCCAAATCCATATCTTGAGTTTGTTAATAAATCAAGAAGAATCATAGATGGACAACTACACCACACGGCAGCACCCATCGTTCCATTAAATATATAGCCGTCTGGATATTGTATTCTTCCTGTATTAATATCTACAGTTGGAGTTCCAGAATTATTTGCACCAGCACCAGGAATCCTTACCTTTATGCCACGAATACGATAAGCTCTTTGAGGTATTTTATTAAACTGATCACTTGAAACCCGTAAAGCGTGATAAGCACAGTCTGGATATGCAAGTTTCTCGTGAAAAACCTTAGTAAAACTTGCCCATTCAAATTTATCAATAAATTTATCTGCATCTGCTGTAGCTACATCTGGTGTTTTGCGAACCACTCTTACAAATACCTGAGTAAAATTATTATTTCCATCTAGATTAATAAGATATTCTTTTTGGTAAAGGTCTTTACTTCTACCAGAAATAATTTCATTAGTTGCATTAGGATCATTTGGATCGAAATCAGCATTAGAACCTACAACTGTTGCATAGTTATCAGTACCATCACTATTTGTAGGGCTTGATGGGTTGGAACCTCCTACATAAGCAAGTTGTATTTTTAGTTCAACACTAGATCCTTCTACATCTCCATTGTCTTGAAACTTCTGTATCTGGGGAAATTGTATAACAACTTTTACTGCATCTACTCTAGATGATGAACCTACAGCATTACTATCACTAATTGATCTAGCTACGCCAAGACTTGTAGAGCCATCTGGTTCACTATGAAGAACCTCAATAGGGTTTGCTAACTCGTTTCCACTCTCTAGTGTTAATTCATCATCTTGAATACTTTGTATAGGTGGCTGGCTACTGGTTCCAAATCTTGTTTTAAAACTTACATCTCTAAAATTAAAATCTGAATTTTGTGTGCTTTGAGTTCTAGATACATAATCTTCTGTATCTGTAGGAATAGCAAGCACTGGCGTTCCATCAAGAAACACATCACTTAGTGCAGAAGTTGTGTAGTGACTTGCTGATGTAGCAATTCCTTTTTTAGATGGTGTTGCAAAGCCTTCAATCTCTCCCTCAGATACTAAATCTAATACAGTTGCAAATTGTTTGCTTTCTAAGGTGTCAGGTGCTCGATAAGGTTGACGAGAACCACCTCCAAAAAAGCTACCAGCACCTTCAATCTTTTTGGTCATGTGGTAGTTCCCTCTGTCTCTACTTGTATCTGGTTTGTATCTACTGAAGCTGAAATAACCACTGATCCAGTTGTGATCTCTCCATATACTACAGGTAATGTAGTTCCTGGTCTAGCAGTGTTTTGTATTCCGCTAAAACTAAATGACAGTCTAGGATCTGCTTCACCATCTGGAGGTTCTGGTAAAGGAAATAATAAATCAGAAGCACCTTGAAGTACTAAAGCTGAACCAAGATAAGCAAGTCCTTTAGTTAAAACTGTTCCTCCTGTAAATAAAGCACCACCACCAAATTTTAAAGGAGCGTAAGGAACTGTTGCAGGTATTAGAAAAGCTGCTCCTATCAAAGCTGCTCCAAGTAATAGCTTTCCAAATCCTCTACCTCCTGCTCCAACTATTACAGGCACAATATTGATAGTTGATTTTCCGACAGGATAGGTTAATTCATCTTTTCCTATCTCTTCTTTATCTACTAAAACTTTGTAGTATTTATCAGACATATATTTTTCGACACCTTTGAAATTATGTACAAGAAATCTTACTGCTTCAGCAGGGTTGTTAATTATTACGTCAAATTCTTTATGACCAATAAAGTCAGCTAAATCTCCATGTAATTTAAGTGTTCTCAACATACCTATACCTCTTTGCTGTACATTTTAACAACCATAAACTATAAGGCTCTCTACAACTAAGTCTATCTGTTAAGTGATGTAATACCATATCCCCCAGATAAATTGCGACATGGTTTAAAGTTGGGTGCATAATGCTCATCAATAAAACATCTCCCACCTGTAAATTTTCATCTATACGCAATTCTCTAAAACCAGTTCTCCACGCATAACTTTCAAATAAGGGATTTTCTAAAAATTCTTCTGGAGACATACTACGGTCATAATCTCTGAGAAGTATATTTCTTTCTTTTTTATAGTAATCTCGAACCAAACTCCAGCAGTCTGTAACACCCCAAATCCACCTTCTCCCTAGTAAGTCTGGAATGTACCCATCAGGTTCTCTATAGATCCATCTATTTGTTCTAGGGTCTACTATATGCCACGGAAGTTTGCTGCTTTCACAGTTAACCTTATCACTTTCGCTAAATACTAACTCGGTTGTTGGGTGGCTATGAATTATAGCGATTATATCCCCAGAGTTTGCAGCAGCTACATAGTCCTCTGGATCTAATACAAAACACTTATCTGGATTTAAAGACAGGTTATTGCATGGTTTATAAACTTCTTTGCCTTTGATATTTACAAGTAAACCTACGGATTCTTTAGGAGAATCTTTTTTGGCATGATCTAGGGCTTTGTCTTTCCAGTGCATTAAACGAAAGATCCAAGAGAAGGAAATAATTCTCTAGTGCATTGTCTTTTCGGTGCTCTCACTCCAACTAAATCAAAAGCAGCAGCTAATTCAAATTCAACAACATTTCTATTTTCATTTGCCTTTCTGTCAATGGTATAAATTTCTCTAGGAAATTCAGCATCGGGATCAGGTGTACCGAATGGATTAGCAGGAGGATTACTTCCAATAGGAGCAAAATTAGCTGCATCTAAAAAACGTGCCAAAGTTCTTATTCTGGTGACAGTTGCTCCCATTAAGTCATTGCCACTGGTTACTTTATTTACGAGCAATAATATTGCTGATATTGTTCCCTGTATATTAGATACAACTAATTTAGGTCTGGGTAACTGACCTTTTTGATACGCAAATCCTTCTGCTGTTACAGGTATTCTTTGGTATGTTTGACTATTCCATTGAATTTCGCCATTTGCATTTAAACTTGTTCCAGCGTGAAACCTATAAGTTGTAGTTGCTCCATGCAAGCTATTGTCTAATTTAAGCTCAAAAAGTTCAATAATCGCAGACGGAGCGATACCCTGTATATCGCTAAAAACAGGTTTGTTATCTATTGTCATGGTTCAAATACTTCTCTAAATGTTGCCTGTATTGTTGCCCTGTTTGAATATGGTATTGATTTATTCCATGTTTCACAAACAAATTTAGAAGAACTAGCCTCTCCTGGAGGTTGAAAATCAAAACTAGCACTATCATTTGCTCTTGCATCTAAAAATGTTTCTATTGTATCTGCATCTGTTTCAGACACATTGAAAGTTAGATTAAATACTTTTGGATTTTGATGTTGAGCTAATCCAAATAAAATTCTATGTTCATATCCATCAGCAAAACGAACTGTTCTAGTATTAGGTGCTGATCTTTTTTGTTGTCCGTATGTTGGAGTGATTGAAGGAAAGGTAGCCATTATGCAAGTAAACCTCCAGGTCTTTTCTGCTGTATTAATTCTGATTGTATAGCAACTGATATAAGACGACCAAGTTCTTTTCCTTGTTGTTCATCACCTTCAACAGAGGAACCAGAAGCATCTACATTTACTACGATATTCATGTTACCTCCACCAACACCAGCTAAATCATGATTTGGAATAATATTTCCTGATTGATTAGGAACAAATAATTCTGGTCCTTTTTCTCCAACAAGATATGGCTGTCTCATACCAACAGGACCACCATTAGCTGCTGCCATGATTGGACTAAAACCTGGTCCACCTTGAATATCATTGAAAGGTGTAAAGTTAAATAGACCTAAAAAACCTCTTGCCATTTTAGCAGCAAAAATTTGAGCAGCCATGTCAAGAAAAGCATCTGCAATTCTGTTAAACATATTTCTAAACGCATCAGTTACAGACATTGTGCCTTTAACAATTCCTTTAAAGGATTCTTGGAACGATGAACCTAATGTTCTGCTTAATGTAACTACTGCTGTTCCAGCACTATTCAACTCAATTAATTTTTTATCAAGAATTTCAATTTCATTGTTAACAACAGTTAATGAATCAGCTAAAGCAGTAGTCTCTGCAATAATTTTTTTGAATGCTTCTATTTGTTGTTGATTAGCATCTTCTCCTGTAAGTTCTTTAAATTCTTTTAGTTTTTGTTTTAATAATTCTGTATTTCTTATTCTTTGACGATCTAAGAAACCTTTCGTTTGATTTAATTTTATATTTTTTTCTTCTTCCTTATTTAATACCTCCATTGCAAGACTAGCACTCATCATTGAGTTGCTAAGTTCTAATAAATCTTGTGCATCTAATCTTGCATCTTTAATACTATCAAAACCCATCGATTTTACAAATCCTGATTGGGCCAATGGATCACCTTTTAAAAATTCAAACCCAGACAAAACATCTGCTATTTCTTCTGGTCTTCTTCCTGTTCTTTTTCCAACAGGACTAAAATCTAATTGACTAAATCCATTGTTTTTTATAACATTTTGTAATCTTCTTCCTTCTGCACCTGGTATTAACGCAGCTAAAGTTCTTGTAATACCTAGTCTTTCATTAATATCTGCTAATACACCTAAAAACTCCATACCTATTTTTGCAATATTAGATGATATTTCTGCACTATCATCTCCAAACTGTTTGAGATTTCTAGTTGTTTCCTCTCCCAATATTATTGTTGTCTGTCTTACTGCCTCGTCAAAAGCAGCCTGTTTACCTCTAGCTTTTTCTAATAACTCAATATTTCTACCAATAACTGTATTACTTTCACCTAAAGTCTCAACAATCTTAGTTGTGTCTTGATTAAACTTTCCAAATGCTTGACCTAACTCACTAACTTTTCCAATAGTTGTATCAATCAAAGATCCAAGTTGAGTACCAACTAAAGATAAAGCAAAACCAAACTGACCACCAAGTAATCCACCACCTGCACCACCTGCAAAACCACCTAAAGCTGCTCCTCCACCTTGTCCAAATAACAGAGGAAAAGCTCCACCAATCAATGCACTTGAAGCAACTTGACCTCTTATTCTTTGATCAGCATTTGTTCTACCTCTTCTAAATCCTCTTATACGACCACCTAAACTATTTCTTAATCTTTCTGCCTCATCAACTCTTCTTCTTCTTAATAATGGATCTCTTCTTTGTCTGGCTGGTGTATCTGATCTCATTAAATCACGTTGTTTTTTTAACTCCGCATTCATTTCTTTTATTCTTGCAGTTACATCCTTGAAATCTCCCTCTGTAAAATCTAAATCTTTTCTAACCATCGTCAAAGTATCTAAATATCTTTCTATAGCATTAACAGTTTTAGCAGGAGTAAAATTTAATAATGTATCTAAATTTGTATTACTAAAACCAGCAATTCCAGGAACATTCCCAGAACTCATTGCACCAAAAGTAGATGCTGTTATTTTTGCACTTTCGTTAAATCTTTGTAAGGATTTTATTTGTGCAGAAAAATTAAATTTAGTAGCACCTTGCGTAAATAATTCAAACTTTTCACTTGTAATGCCAGCGGAAGCAGCAACATCTTTCATCCTTGCTGCTAATTCTCTTGTAGATGTAATACCTTTTCTGTTTGCAGATTCAGAATTTAATACACCTCTGGTATATTTTTCAAAATTATGTTGAGCAAGTTTAGTTGCTTCCGCTAACTCCTTTCTTTTTTTTATAGCTTCATCAGAAAAAGGACCACCTGTTCTTCTACCATCACCACCTTTACCACCTTTAGTTTTCTTTTCTAATTCAGTTAATTGTTTTGTTAAAGATTTAACTTGACGATCAGCAGCAGTTAGATTTTTTTGTAATTTTTTTAATTGTTCGTCTTTAGTCCTAACGTTAATATTAATTCCGTACTCTGCTGCCATTTACTCGACCCAATAAATTACTTCTATATTACCGCCTTCTGGGTTTGATGGCTTGTTTTTTTTGCACTTGTTCTTTATGTTTCTCTTCTTCTTCATGTTTTAACTCAAAAAACCCTGCCCAACCAATTAATTCTTCTCTTGTTAAAGTTTCCGTAAGTTGTTTTATTGTCATCCCTAACTCTTTAGCTAAGAAAAACATAAAATACCAATCTTTATTAGCTTTTTAATGCTGCTTTCGCTTCCTCCACTTTTAATTCATCTCCAGATGTCATCATCGCAACCTGTATTTCCTGCAAAATGGTTGAGTTTACTTCTCTTCTTAATAATGCTTTATGACCATCTTGAAATAGTCTTTTGCCATCTTTATCTAATGCTTTTTCAATCATAAGATTCAAAGCAAATTCATTACCATCATCTCCTTTTGATTTTGCAAGTATAGATTCTCTTTCTGCAATAGTTAATGGATGCCAATAAATTTCTAATACAGTTTCTTCTCCATCTTTTACTTCATATTTATACTTTTGGCTTACACCAAATTTGTTTCTGAGGAGTTCAATCGCTTCCATAGTATTTTAATATAATATTTATATTATACTTATATTAGGCATTTGCTGTAAATTGACAAGAAACAATTCCTATAAAGTGACTTCTATCTTCTATTTGTAACATATTTGGACCAATAATATTACGGACTTTTGGAGTACAGCTAAAAGTATCTGTATAAGTAGAAGCATTAACAGAAGTTAGGCCATCTATAACATGTTCACAAATAGCAGACACAACTGATGTTCCTTTATTTTTTGGTACATAAATATTACATTGAATAACTCCAACATAATAATCTGAAGCAGCACCTTGATTTTGTAAAGTTGATTGACCAAAGTTCATGGTCATCACTATGTACTTAGAAGTTTTCCCAGGCTCTTTAAATGGCACATTGTCATAAACCATTTTTACAGTTGGATCATTATCAGTTACCTGATCAGTAACTGCTTTTTCAAAAGCTGCTCTTACATTTACTAAAGTCATAATTAACCTTCGATGTAACGTAAACTAGACCCAGGTTTTACTGAACCAAAACCAGAGCCAGGTTTAACTCCTAAGAATATTTTACCTTTATCTCTCATGTTATCTTTAATAATTTCACCTGCTTTACCTTGAATAAAATTAGCAAGTTCTTGATCTTCTGCACTATAACCAGCATATTCGGCAGCATTACCAATATATATATCTGCATTTATAAATTTATAAGCAGTATTAACAGGAAATCGAATTCTAATTTCTGCTATTTGATTTGATAATTGTCTACGTTTTCTTCTTCTTTCTTCCTTACTAGATGCATATACAGCATCTAATTGTCTTCTTATACCAGCCCAAGGTGAGAAATTATATACTGATTCTCTATCTTTTATTGGTTCTCTTCTTACTTTCCAACTAGACGCTAAAAAACCAGTATAAACAGGACTACCCTCTTCTGAAGATAATTCAGCGTGTAAATCTCTTATTGTTTGTGCAAAATCAGCATCTAACTGTGACACTGTATTATTAAAAGCTTGATCTCCATTAAATTCTACTTCTTTAGCCATTAAAACCTCACAAGCAATATAAAGAGATAAGTCTGTCCACCTCTTTTAGTATCAATATTTGTAATCACTCCTGTAACTGTTTTACCAGCATAACTAAAAGAAATTTCATCCTCAAAAGTTGGTTGATTATCTCCAATCAAATCAGGTGTAATATAAAGTTTTGCTTGTCTTATTTCAACACTACCATCTTCAATTGAATTTATAAATTCGATTGGAACTTTTAAATCTGAATAAGTAGTATTAATACTAACTTCTTCACCTGTATCAATATTATAACTAGATTGTCCTTTTTTTATATAAGTAATAGTTGAGTCAAAAGAACTACCTAAATCAGCGACAACTTGTTTAGCAACACTTTTAAATAATGAATCTAATTGACCTGCCATTATCCTCTAACTACCCTCATCTGAAAAGTACCTGCTCCACCTAGCATATATGCTCCAAGATAACTTTGTAACCACGGATAAACATCCATAATATTATTTACAGAACCAGTGCCCTGACTTTCAGTATTATATTTAACTTGTAAATCTCCTAGTTTTACTTCAGAAAAATTACCATCTTTACCTGTAGTACCAGTTATAGCACCAGTATCATTTGCCAAAGCTCTGGCTAATTCATATTGTGCATATTTAATATTTAATGGAATAGTTGAACAAGCTAATTCAACACCATCTACTTGATAATTATTTCTGGGAAACTTAAGTGCCTGACCATCATCACATCTATCTCCATAAAAAACAAAACTATCAATCCATCTGGTAGCAGATATTAAAGATCTTTTTTTTTGGTCATCTGTTTTATTATCCCAAGTTGATGAGTCTGGAACTGTCTCAAAATAACTATTAGCTTCTGTCAATGTAACATAGCTATTAGCATTAGCATCTTTTATAGTTGCATTTATAGTGGCTGCCACGATTGATAAAGTAATTTAGTTTTATTGTAGCGTAAAGAAAAAACCCCACCAATAATTGATGAGGCTTTTTACTACTTTGCTACTTAATAATATTAAGAAATATTAGAAGTATCAAGTGGAGAGTTAACAATGATCT